GCTATTATAACCAATTAATAATTCATTATTAGCTCGGTTAGGGTGGAAATTCCATCCAGTGTCAGTATCGTCGTGTTGAAGTAATAATCCTGATGCCCAGCTATCATCTGTATTTTTAATATGTAATGAAGCTTGAGGTGAAGTTGTGCCTATGCCTACATAACCAGAACTATCTATAGTCATTCTAGTTACCGGAACTGATGAACCATCTGCTGCTGTACCAAATATTAACCTTGAGGGTGCGTCTCCATTTGCTACTGCTTGACCATCTGCTTGACAACCAATAAAGCCCATATTTTCTTGGTCAGTTCCATCAAACCCTTGAAATCGTAAAATACCTCCCTGACCATTTGGTAATGGGTCTGTTGGAGAGTTGTTATCAAGAGCTTGTAATGTTAATAAATTTGCAGTTCCGTCTCGTTGACCTCTTATTATAACACTTCCAGCATCAACCCCTGTTCCATCAGGGTTAGAAGTATCAATTATCATTAATTTAGAAGTAGGTGCAACTGTGCCTATACCTACATTATTATTAGTTATACCTAAATCACCATCAGCTGCTACTGTAAAAGAAGTATAATTGGTAGAATCATAACCCAATCTCAATTGTTCTGTTGCTCCTTCACTATGTAAAAATGCAGAAGGACTTGTAGTATTAATACCCACAAAAGCTGCGCTAATATGTAGTTCCCCAGTATGAGGAGCTGCACTGTTACCCGGATTAATCTGCATTTTACTACCAATGGATTTTATGCCAAATCCATCAGTTTTATATGGGTACATAATTCCGCTAAGGGCTCCCAAACTATTTTTTATTTGTAATTGACTATTAATCAACGACATAGATTGCACTAAATTACCAGAGCCGTCTATTCCGTACCAATTGTGTTGTGCGTTAGGGGAAGCGGCACTAGCATCTGGAGACCTCACATCATACTTAGCATATTCAAGTAAATTATCATCAGTGTCTCTTCCATAAAATTTAAAACTTCCTAAGAAATCATTAGCAGGGGTAGTACTGTCTTTTATAAATCTTATTTCTCCACCATAGACACCATCCTCATTATTTCTTATTGTGAGTTGGGGTTTTGCAGCAGTAGAGCTCGATATTGTTAAATCAGTGCCATCGTATTGTAATCCAACAGTTCCTGTAATATTGGCACCTGCTGTAAAATAAGAAAGGTAATTAGCTGCACCACCGCCCGTAATTTCTGAAGTGCCCGGTGTGTTAGTATATACTTCTTGGTCGCCCCAATACAAACCTGAACCAGAAGCCCAAAGTGATGTATATCCCGGTGCGGATGTAATACTGCCGCTCGATAATGCAATAGCACCAGATACTTCCAGTTTAGCTACTGGTGAAGTTGTGCCTATGCCTACCTTTGTACCATCAAAAGTAAAATTATCACTTCCTGACAATGTAGTAGTATTTATAAAATAAGGAACGTTATACTGTGTAGATGGGTCAACTGTTCCTCCGCCACCTCCTGCTCCAGCAGTAATTGTAACTGAACCCGTTCCCACAGTAGGGGAAAGAGTGATGTTACTTCCAGCGACTAATTTAGAAACCCCTATAGCACTAGAGCTAGTTAAAAATTTAGCTAGAGACCTTTTGCCGTGCGGTAATATTCGTTTCGATAGAGGCATATATAATACCTACGTGATGTAGGTTAAAAAAGTTTGTGGAGGTTTTTATACAGACCTCCAACTGTTACCGTGCTCCGAAGAGCTGATTTTATTCTATCTATGCAGTGTTGATAACAATTACACCAGTTTCTGGTCTAATGACCTTTAATCCGTATCTCATAGACATATAAGAACCGATAATTCCGAAACCGGGGTTTGCTTCTTCTACAGTTAGTGAACGCCTTTCGACGTAAGCCATCTGTTTAACACCAGAATCAAAGACACCGAACCTTGCGGCAGGTATCCAAGCACTAGTGTAAACATTCAAACCGTAGATTTGTCCAACTAAACCATTCACAGATGTTTCTTGGAATCCACCAAGATTACCACCATCGTTACGTGGGTTACCAGTTCCGAGTGATGCTGCGACTGTAAAGTCAGCCAAGTCAAGCAAAGACCTGTAGTGTGCAGGTGATATAAATATCGTATCTGCATTGTATCCCATATTACCAATCAATTCAATTGCGTTAGTAATATCGGCCAACCTTAGTTTTCCTGCGCTAGAAGATACAGCAGCCACGTAGTGACTCTTCTGTAATTGGGTTGCGGAAGCAAGACCGTAGTCATACAATCTTCCAGTTCCTACTACACCAGCATCTCCAATAAATCCACCATATATATTAGCGGAAAAATCAGTAATCGATGATGCTGCGGGTCCTTCTGCTGAAGATACGCCTATGTTTCCTGCGCTTAGTCCAGTACCCAATCCTGAGTCATATAAACCAAGTAATGCATAAACAACGTGTTTCTCCAAATGCCTGTCAACCGCTCTGCGGGCTTCGTTAAGGGCCAACTCAACTTCGTTGAATCGGGAATCCTCAATCATTCTACGGGTCACACCTACTGCAATACCCCACTCATTAACGCTAACTCTTTCAGAGCGCATCTTTGTGTGTTGGTACTTAGGGGTGCTACCTTCATCTATCTGTTCCATATTCATTGATGGAAGACCAAACGTAATGTCTATGTCTCCACCAGTGTCTGTGGACATACGTTCGCAAAATAGACTGATTGCAGGGATATCGGTTGTTCGATAATCTACGAGTGCGTCTTTATAATCAATAAGGACTCTCTCTCCTGTGCCTCCTGTTACGTTGTATGAACCTGTGTTATTGGACGTTAAAAGTCCTTCTTGTGTTGTAACCATATTTAATCACCTTATCCGAAAACCACCTTTTTGAGGGATAAACCATCTCCACCAGTTAGTGCATCATCTACATAGATTGCTACTACTTGCCCCAAATCTTTCTGTACTGTGGTTGCTGCTTCTAAATACATACCTGCTGCTAAACCCATAGTCAGTTCTGCTCCGGCAGCTATTGTTCCTGAACAAAATGTGTTCAAGATAACTCCCTTCCCTGTTACCACGTTTACTACAGAACCGGTAGTGGCCGCTGTAAGCGACACTCCCAATCCTTGTGCTCCACTAACATCAATAGGTCCTATTTTACCTGTAGATTCCATACCTACATAGTCCCCTGCTGCTATTGTTTCACCTGCAATAAATGGTAAGATGCGGCTTGGCGCCCCACCATCGTTAATTATTATTTCTGTTGCCATAACTAATCACTTATTCCTTTTTTCCTTTGTTAAATCGGATTTCCCCTTTGTTGTCCATCGAGAACATCCTTTCTACCTCAGGTTCGGCTTTTACAGCCTTTTCGTCTGAATCTTTTGCAATACCTTTACCGAAAGTTTTTTCGGATTCAGGCATAGGCATCGATTCTAATGCTTCATAAAACCCTGAAAGTTTGTTGTCTTCCCACAAAGTTAATTCTTCAGCACGACTATCTTTCTTATCCTCTTCGACTCTTCCTAAAAGCAGTTCTTTAGATATGACATTGCCAACAAGTTCGCTTTTAACACGTTTTGTTTCTGCAAGTTGTCTATCCTCCTCTGCCTTTTGGAATTGTTCGACGAGTTTAGTTGATTCTTCGTACTTACCTTCTAACTCTGTATGGGCTATTGTTACTACTTCCAGTTGCTTTTTGTATGAAGCAAACTCTCTTTCTAATATTTTATCAGATTCTGTTTTTACAATTTCTTCGCTCATATTTTCGACCTCCTTTTTTTCATCACCGTCGTGGGTGCATTGGCACGCTTCAGTTGAATCTCCTCCACAACCACAGTCTTCCTTAGTTGCGAATTCCCTTTCAGTGTGTGTACCACATTTCGTATCAATTGTGCATTCCCCACAAACGGGCGTTGATATCTCATTATCTATAAATGATACTTCAACAGGCCTAATGTTAGTGGCATAGGAATCGCCCATAACATCGACATCTTTCGAAAACCAGTCTATACTGACGTGCGTGATGTCACCGTCTTTTACTTTCTCTATCACTTCAGCTGTTCTATCTGTAGGTTCAAATACTTGAGCCATCATTGATATAGCTATCTTTCCATTCTCTAACTCCTCGATTTGAGGATTGAACGCCTTTCCGATTAAATCGTCGGGTGTTCTTTGATGATTGTAATATATGGGTAATTCATTGAATGCATCCAAACTTTCTTTGAGGATACTGGGTTCAATGAAAACCTTGTGGTCATCGCCATCAACTTCATAGTCGTGACGACCAGATGTAATAGCTTTAATTGGAAATTCCCATACATCCTTTTTACCGGAAACTTCCTTAATCTTTTTAACATCTAATTTGAAATCTAAAGCAAATTTTCTTTGGGTCTCTTCAGTGTTAGTAATTCCAAATTCTTTTTCTTGACCATTCTCTTCTGCCCACATTAGGCACATTCCTTGAGCCATAGTTTCAGAACTGTCTATACCTCTCTTTTTCAATCGAGGACCTAACTCTAATACACATCTTTCAAACGTACTCATACATTCTCCTTTATTACAAGTTCTTTTTTAACGCCACTACCCTTTCTTTTATTACCTGTTTTGTTTTTAGAAAGTCTTTGTTCTGTGCGTCTACCTTCTTCTTTTTTATCTTGATTTTTCCCACCACTAATATTAACATTAGGTTCGGTAGGTTGTATCTCTACGATTCCATTAGGGTCTAATCCTCTTTCAGCTCGTACTTCAGATGATGCCAATACTCCTTCAGACATATAAATCATATCAGTCTTAGCTTTAGTGAATGCATCTTCTACATTCAAAGAACGGAAAACAAATCGGGCATCGCCAAGTTGTGGCATAAGTTGTGAATTAATAGAGGATTCTACAGCTTTTTGTAAATATTTCACATAAGGTTCAAAAATAGGTCTTGCCTCAGCTGGATTAGACCACATTGTTCTAGGTACCTTTAAAGCCATATGAATTTTATCTAATAAGTCATCTGTAAATTTACCATATTCAAAAGCACGCTCAGTGCCTTCTAGTTCTTTAATTTCAATGTCATTACCGTGAATTATATCTTCACCGGGTTCTAAAGTATTAAAAGTTTCAACAATTTCATTTATTTTATCAGGACCATAAGGCATATCCGGTAATCCGCAGGAAATGTCGAAACGAGACACCGCGTATTTATTAAGAGCTGCGCCAATGTCACGCTCTGCGTAATCCTTTAGGTCTACTAAGTATAAAATGGTATGGATATCTGAAAGTCCATACGCGTAATCATCAAATGGGTTGTTTTGTAA